TATCGATGGAACTCGCCACCACTTAGGCTTTGCTAAGTCTCAGGGTATGAGCTCTGCGAACAAATTCCCAGGATACGAAATCTGGATGAAGGATCGTTGTGATGTATTCATTGAGGACTTGTCTCGTACAGTTCTTATTGAGGAAATCCCACAATTCTAATAAGACTACAGCTCACGCTGTTCTTATAACCTACCGAGAAGAGATTGCCCCCCACTTTCAGGGTGGGGGTGCTCTTCTCAAACTACAGAGATGGGGATTGGGAAATTCCCAATTGCCATGAGGTTCATACCTCACATCTCTGCAAATAAACCAAATAAATAAACTACATATGGGTAAGTTAGGTAAAATCTCAACACTTAAGAAGGAGTATAACAACTCTCAACTTCAAACAATGCAAGGTGGCCTTTCTTTAAGAGGACTTACACGCATCCCTGGAACAGGGGTGTTTAAGTATCCTTACAAAGAACTTGATGGTAAGTATCGCACAGGTATTGATCCTGATGCTGCTTACATACGCAGAATCTCTGATCCTCTAGAGAGAGAAATGGAGACTGAGCGTGTTACAGCACTTAGAGACAAGCTACAAGCTGCTCTTGGTGATGTTGATCTAGGTCCTCGTTCTAGTTTCTGGAACTATGGACTCTCTACATCTACTAATGACACTTTGCACGTTCAGCCTGTAAAGTTGCTTGATGGAGACAACTTCTTTGATCTTTCTATTCCTCTTCAGGAAATAGCCTTCTCTTGGTTGCGTGTTCACCCCACAATTGCAAGCTCTTATCAAGCTTGGGAGCGTGGTGAATATCCTGCAGATACACAGTTTTATGTGGCTGATGAGGATATTGAAAACGCAGTGATGTTCAAGAAGAAGCAACTCATCAACAAGGCTATTGTCAAATTTGACACTATGACTCCTGAGAGAAAAAGAAAAGTGGCACGCTTGTTGGGATTACCTGTAACTGATGATACTAAGGAGGAAGCTGTTTACAACCTTGTAGACAATGTCCTCAAACAAACCGAGTTTAAGAACGGTAAGTATCAAGGGTTAAATCCTGTCGAAGTGTTCACACGCTTCGCAGATATGAAGGATAACTTACTCCATATCAAAGACTTAGTGAAACAAGCTCTCACACATTCAATCTATAGGGCAAGACCAAATGGTAAAATTTATGAGGGTGAGTTTGAAGTAGCTAAGGACGAAGATGATTTAATTAAATTGCTTGCTGACGATGATAATCAGGACTTGCTCCTCACTCTCGAAGGTAAGCTGAAATCTAAGAAATTAGCTGCAGTATGATACCAGTAGATAGTTTATTATACAAGATTGACCAAAAACTAAATAAACTATCGACCAACATACACCAGCAGATAAACTTAGAAGATAAAATTCTGGCTCTCAATGAGGCCCAGATTAAGCTGATAAAACAAAAGGTTGATGGTTTTAGTGTGGTAAGTGGAATGGGACTCGATGCTTTTAAGAAGCGTTACGAGGACCTCCAAAGCTTAGTGGTCACTTATAACCACCAACCTCTTGATCTCACTCTTAGGAACGCTGAACTAAATCAATGGTTTGCTAATATACATCTCCTTGTTCCAAAGTATATGTTCTATATTGATGCATATGTACTGGCTGACAAAGGGGTGTGTAAGGACAGAAAAATCTGGATTAACAGAGACTTGGCTAAACACGGTGACCTTCAGTTCATCCTGAATAACACTCACTACAAGCCTTCTTTTGAATATCAAGAGACTTTCAACTTCCTTTCGACAGATGAAATATCCATCTTCACAGATGGTACCTTCACTCCAAGTAAGATATATATGTCCTATATGCGTTACCCTGTATATATTAATAAGACAGGATATGTAATGCTAGATGGCCAACCATCATTTGATCAAGACTGCGAACTTGAACTATATCTGGAGGATGAACTGTTAGACTTAACAGTACAAAATCTTGCAATGTACACTGAGAATCAATCTGCTGTACAAAACTCGATATACAGAATTCAAACAAACGAATAGATTTTTTAATCACCTAAAATAAAACAAAATGGCTGATTTTTCATTAACTACGCTCTTCGTAGTACCAGTAGGGCAAACTGCGCTCCCTAGCTCTGGATCTACGCAAAACTTGAGCGCTGGCCAAGTGGGTATCTTCAGAAATGACTACACCCTTGCCACAGTTGGCAATATTGCCGCTGCTCCCTATTTCTATATTGCGCAGGGCCGTACTAATACTTATCTGCAAGGCTCTAAGCGTTCTGATAAGATTAAAGGTTGTCCTTCAGGATCTGGTTGCAACAGCAACGTAACTGAGTGGTACAAAGTGGTTGGATGTCCTACACCTGTAACTCAAATTACAGAAGTTGGACAGTGGAACGTACAGTGTGGTGATGTTATCACCGTAACTCTGCGTGCTCACTCTAGCTACCTGGATACCCTGTATTTCAATGGTTTCACTCGTTCAGTAACCGTACAAGCTCCTTGTTGCGAGTGTGGTGGTGATCCTTGTGATATTGTTGATGTACCTGCTTTGATTGATGACATCATCTATCATTTCTTGTTGCAAGCTCCTGGAAACAATCCTGACAACATCACATTCTCTGACTTCTATGAGTTCCAGAGAATTGGTTGCAACCACAGCTGACTTCATCGTAGCTGATGCTTGTAACATTTCAGCAGTTCCTGTAATCATTCAGCGTTCTTCTTACGCTGTTGGTACTTCTGCTGAGATTGCTCAATTGGAGAAGAACTTCTACAGCTATCAAGCTGGATATTTGAAGCACCTCTACAGAATGAATGGTTATAACGAGAACTTCGAGAGCTGGGTATCTGATGGTATTACCTATAATACCTACTACATCAAGTTCAACGAGTATAACAAGTCTGCTTACCAGTGGGGTGACTACATCATGGAAGATAGCACTGTAATCATTGCTACTCCTCAAACACTGTCTGATGGGACTACTACTAACCCAATCGGTGGTCTGATTGAGGATGTTCTTGAGGCTGGTCTTGGTACTGTAACTGCTGATAACTCTTGTATCACCACTACATCTACTACCACTGCCACCCCAACTACCACTACTACTAGTACGACAACCAGAATCCCATAATAGTAGGGTAGAGATATAAACATTTATATTAACCTAAGCCAGAGGTGAGAGGATTAAAACTCAGATCCTCTGGCTTATTTATTTAAAACAACATGGCAGACTTGAAACTAGACATATTGGTAATTCCTACATACAATGTACAAACACTAGGAGTTGCTGATGCGTCTGTATATCCCACGGACCCACCTGTTGTTTCTGGAGCAACGATTGAGATTAATGTTCCTGGTTTTGGAGTGGTAGTTAAACCGTTCAGTGTTAACGACTTTAATGTATTTACCACATCAAACCTAGGACTGAGCCCTGTAGGAGTGGACCAACCACTACCTGACGGGGTTTATCGTTTGAGGTATTCTGTAGCCCCTGCATACATCAACTTTGTAGAGAAGTCTATTATGCGTGTGGAAAAGCTACAGGAGAAGTTTGACAATGCGTTCATGAAGCTTGATATGATGGAATGTGATAGAGCAATCAAAACACAAGCAAAGGTGGATCTCACTACCATCTATTTCTTTATACAGGGTTCTATAGCTGCTGCTAACAACTGTGCTGTAGATGAAGCTATGAAGTTGTACAATCAAGCTGACATGATGCTTAATAACTTCCTCAAAAACAATTGTGGATGTTCTGGAAATAACTACGTAATAAACTTCTACTAATATGGCTAAGTGCAGAAACTGCGGAGCTAACGTTGGATGTGGGTGTCAATTGATAAACGGTCTTTGTGGACTGTGTAATGCAGCTACTAAACAAGGACGAAAAATTATAACAAATGTTATCACCAAGGCTTACGCATTGTCCAGAATGTGCTAGTATTCCAGCACTTATTGCTGAAATAGATTGTAAGCTAGCCAATCTAGCAGGTAATCTATACAACAATATTGTTTACATTCTGAACCAACCTATACCTGGAGGAGCAATGTTAGACTTGCTCAACTACAGGAGAATACTTGTTTACAAACTTTGTAATCCAAATTATGCCGCTGCATTCACTGTAAGGAATAGATGTTCCCATTCTGGGAATCAAAAATGGTGACTCTCTATCTTATGTAGAGCAAGCACTGATTGAGTTTCTCACATCTACGCTTAATGGTACAGGGATTATCCTTGAGATTAACCCCACCATTATATGTAACATCGTAAATAAAAACCTAGTAGAGTGTCAGGACCTCTCACTTCCTAATGTAATTAGTGCTATTATTAAAGCTGTATGTGAGCTTGATGCAAGACTAGTTGTTGTAGAAAACAAATTTGTTGCTCTAGAAGGACCCTATACAATTGGATGTCTTACAGGCGTAACATCAACCTCTGGAACACATGCCATCCTTCAGGCAGTGATTACAAAGCTTTGTGCACATATTGTTGACTTTAATGCTTTTGTATTAGATGTTCAAACCAACTATGTAAAGAAATCAGAGCTGTGTGCTTTAGTAGCAGCTTGTACACCACCTGCTCCTCCTGTTTTATACAAGGATAGAATGGTGCCTTTCACTGTTGTTGAATACTATGGTACAATACCTGGTAATTTTGATACCAGTGGTAAAGGTCTTGGTGCTTGGGATAAAATCTATCTTTGTAATGGTTTAAATGGCACCCCTGATAAAAGAGGACGTGTAGGTGTAGGTGTTACCACAGGTATAAGCAGCGCTACACCATCCATGGGCGGAGGACCTTTCAATCCTGCTGTTGATCCTGCGATTGCTGGAAATCCTTCTTACACTTTAAATGGAACAGCTG